CATGCGAAAGTTGACCCCGATCCACGCGCGATCCAGTTCCGCGGTGCGAAATATTGTGTGGCGTTGGCGCAGTTCTTGCAGCCTATCGAGCACTTTGTTTACACTATGACTGGTTTCAGCGCCGGCGTACCCGCCTCCCGAAACATCGCCAAGGGACTAAATTCCATCCAACGAGCTGAACTACTGCATCTCAAAATGTCGTTCTTCAGGTCGCCGGTTGTGTTGTCTCTTGACGCTTCTCGTTTCGACAAGCATGTTAGTCTGTTGTTGTTGAAGATTGAACATTCCATCTACACCAGTGTCATCGGCCACTTTCTTTTTAGGAAGCTGCTGGCGATGCAATTGATCACCACAGTACGCGGCAAGAATGGCCTGAAGTATGTGTGCCATGGGCGCCGCATGAGTGGTGACATGAACACTGCTTTGGGCAACTGCCTGCTCATGTTGGTCATGGTGTTGGCGTTCATGAATCATCTGGCGATCTCTGCGTGGGATTGTCTCGACGACGGTGACGACTGTCTGTTGATTATCGAAGAGGAAGACCTTGAAACCGTCCGCTCAGCACTTATTCCACATTTTCTGGAGTATGGGATGGTTATGAAGCTCGAGCACGTGGCCCGCTCGATACACGAAGTGGTTTTCTGTCAGTCCTCAGGTGTCGAAGTAGCTGGGGCCCGGTTAAAGTTTGTCCGGGACTATAGGGTGGTCATCAGCAAATCAATGTGTGGGATCCGTCATTGGCAGGATCCAAACTACCGCATCAAAGTTCTCCGCGCAATTGGCCTTTGCGAGCTAGTGTTGAACTTAGGTGTACCCGTGCTTCAATCGTTTGCATGCAGCTTGCTAAGAAACGTGGGGAGACCGGCGAGTCTCGAGTTGGCTTCTGACGGCCTCAAATCGCGCACCGATCGTGAGTTGCGTGGTTTGGGGACGACAGCCGACCGTGTGGAACCGCGCCCGATCAGCGCTTCCGCAAGGGACTCGTTTGCGCTAGCCTTTGGGTGTTCGCATGAGGATCAGCTCTACTATGAGCGGTTCTTCGATGCCTGGACATTCAACGTGTTCGACGCGCACTTCGTGGG